AGGACGTGCCGGTCGACGACCTCGGCACGACCGACGACGCGGACAGCGCGCCGAGGGCGGCGTGACGCCCGCGTACACGCACCGGGTGTGGCTCGCCCGAGTCTGGGTTCGGCTCGTACTCGCGAGCGGCCCTGTGGTTGGACGCCGGCGATCCGTGCGCTGGGCGCGCGCAGGCGCGCTGTGGCTCGTTGGCTTGGCGGCAACCCGGGAGGCGAGACGATGTCGATCTACACGGTAGCGATCACGGGCGTGGCGGCGGGCGTCGAGGTCTACGGCGGCCTGCCTGCCGCGATCGAGTACGTCTCGACGCTGCTCGGGCCGGCGCCCGAGGCGTGGCTCCTGCGTACGGCCAACGACCAGGGCAAGTCGCTGGTCAACGCGACGCGCTACCTCGACCAGCAGACGTGGCGCGGCGTGGCGACCGAGCTCGCCGAAGGCGAGGACACCACGCTGGCCTGGCCGCGCGTCGACGACGAGGACGCCGACGTCTTGACGCTCGCCGACGAGACCCAGATCGACGGCGAGCGCGTGCCGCCCGAGATCACGTGGGCCGCGTACGAGCTCGCCGTCCTGATCGCGGCCACGCCGGCGCTCATCGACAAGGCCGACACCAGCTCGAACATCAAGGCCGCCAACGCCGGCGGCGGCGTCGGCGTCGAGTTCTTCGCCCCGACCTCGGTGGCCGACGGCACCGCCGCGCCGATGCCCGAGCGCGTGATGCGCTACGTGCGCAAGTTCCTCGCCGGTGACGCTGTACTCGGCGGCAGCTACGGCGGCTGCTTCGGCTCGGGCAGCAAGGGCCACTCGGACTTCGCGGCCTGCCACGAGCTCGACCGGATCGAGCCGTTCTGATGTGCTACCAATGTCAACGAGCTCCGGGGTTGCCGTGCGGGGGCCAAGCACGGGACGAAGCAACAACTTCGTCGACTAGTACTGCCGACGGGCACGAACGGACCGCAGGTTCAAACCCTGCCCCCGGAGCTCGCTCTTGAGCCTGCTCGACGACATCGCCGACATCATCGGCACCGAGATCCCGGCGGCCGGGCTCACGCGGCCGGCCGTGCTGATCAAAGTCACCGAGGGCACCGCCACGCCTGGGCAGGTGAGCGGCGGCTCGAATCCCGTGCTGACGACCTTCGCGGCCCAGGGTATCGAGGCATCGCTCGGCGCCTTGCAGCTCGCAGGCACGCTGATCCCAGGCGTCCAGATCGCGATCAACCTGTTCGCGACGACGATCGCGGGCGCACAGGTCCCGGCGCCCGGCGATCGGATCACGATCCAGGGCCAGACGTACACGATCGTTGACGGCGGCGTAGACCGCGACGCTGCTGCCGCGGTCTACGCGTGTCAGTGCCGGGCGTAACCGGGGCCGGCTGCCGTGGAAGCCGACCGCATGGACAGGTTGGTCACGATGGTCCAGGCGCGACTGACCCGCGCGTGGCTCGCGATGCTCGAGCACGTCCGCGAGCTCAACAGCGTCAAGTCGATCGCTGCGCGCCTGACGCTCGGTAGCCACGAGCCGCTGGTGGGCGTCGAGCGCGCAGCCGGCGCGTTCGCAGCGGCAGTCCATGCGGCCTATATCGCGTCGGGCCAGGGCGTGGCGCGCTGGCTCAGCGAACAGGTCACCAAGAGTGTGACGCCGACGGTGGCCGTCGAGAAGAAGGTCATCGCGTTCGACGTTGCCGAGCCGCGCGCGGTGAAATGGGCGGCTCAGAACGCGCTCGACAAGATCCGCGAGATCTCGACCGACCAGCGCGACGCCATCCGCGAGATCCTGGTCGCCGGCGCACGCAGCGGCGTGGGCCCGGCCGACATGGCGCGCCAGATCCGCGGCTCGATCGGCCTCACCGCGCACCAGACGGCGATCGTCGAACGCTACCGCCGCGAGCTCGAGGCCGGCCAGTACGCGGCGGCGCTCGCGCGCGAACTGTCGAGCGGCCACTCCGATCGCGCGATCGCGGCGGCTGCACGCACTGGCACCCGCCTGACCGCGCCGCAGATCGACACAATGGTCGAGCGCTACCGCGCCAACTGGGTCGGCTATCGGGCCGAGGCGATCGCGCGCACCGAGGGCCTGCGAGTCGCGCACCAGGGCAACGACGAGGCGATCCGCCAAGCCGTGACCGGCGGCGACATCGAGCCGGGACAGATCGAGCGCAAGTGGATCCACAGCCACCGCGCCAAGAACAAGAAAGACGAGCGCACATTTCACGTCTCGATGCACAACCAGGTCCGGCCCCATGGCGTGCCGTTCACCAGCGGGTTGGGTCACTCGCTCATGTATCCCGGCGACCCGGACGCCGGCCCGGAGGAGACGCTGCACTGCCGATGCGTGGTGTCCACGCGGCTCCTGCCGCCTGGGCGCACCGCGACGGCGCAGGGCGGTCCAGTCGCGCCCGCGCAACCACCGCCCAGGCCGGCGGGCCCGTCCGACGGCGCAGTAGCGCGCGAGGCTGCGGCGCACCAGGCTGCGGCCCAGGCGGCGCGCGCCGAGCTCGAGGCCGAGCAGCGGCGGATCGCCGACGGGCTCGCGGCTGCCGAGCGCGCGGCACAGCAGGAGGCCGCGGCGCGGTTGGACGACGGCGGCGGATTCCGGATCGGCATCAGCGAGATCGGAGGCGGGGCGGACGACGCCGACGCCGTGGAGCCGACGGCGGCGATCCCGGACCGAGCGCCCTGGGTCACGGCGGACGAACTCGCGCTGCGGACCGCGGCCGCCGAGGAGCCCTATCGAGCGCCGACGCCCCCGCCGCCGGTTACACCGAGCCGGAAGCCGGCGCCGGCGGGCTTCGAGGCGATCGAGTACGGCGGTAAGACCTATTATCGGCATGTGATCAACGGTCGTTCGTACGACGCTGCGGCGATGACCGAGCGCGCTCGGCCGAACTACGCGATCGAGCTGACCGGCCCCAACGTCAAGATCGACGGCTACGAGACGCTCGAGGTCAAAACGCCGAAGATGCCCCTCGGCGAGATCCGGTATCGCAGTCGCGTAAGCGGCACGACCTACACCGCCGAGATGCTCGCGAACGGCGAGGCCGCAGTGTACGAAGAGTTCCTCGCTCACCCGCCCGAGGCCAAAAAGAAGGGGCTACTGGGGCGGATCTTCCGAAGCGTGTGGCCTGAGATTCGCGGAATCGGCCTTTGATTTCGACCCGGCCTGGCCTGCTTGCGAGCCTTGTCGCATGCCGACCGAACTAGAGCGCGAGCGAGAAGCCAAGGCCGCCAGAGACCGCGAGGTCCAGCTCGCCGAGCTGGCCAAGCGAACCGAAGAGGAGCGGCTCAAGAACCGCACGGCGGCGCGCAAAGCCGAAGTTGATCTGGCCGAAGCTGCGCTCGTCGAGCTCAAGCGGCGCAACGCCGAAGAAGACGCCGAGGACCAGCACAAAGCCGAGCAGGCTGCTGCCGAGCACAAGGCCGCCGTCGCCGCCGCTGCAACCTCAACGCACGCAACGCCGCACGCGGCCGCGCACGCGCCCGCGCCGTCCAAGCGCTGAGCTGCGCTGAGCCGTTTCGCCCCGCCGCGAAGCCGCTGCGAGCCTTGCGCTCGTGGCCATACGCTACCGGCTCAAGCTCTCGAAGCTCGACTTCATCTCGCCCGTCGACGTGCCGGCGCAAGAGACCGCCCGCGTCCTTCTGATCAAGCGGGCCGGGCCCGCCGACGGGTTCGCCCGCGTGGCCAAGGTCGACGACTCGCTCGGCCTGGTGTTCTGCTGGGCGTTCACCTCGACCACGGCGTCCGGTGACCCGTACCACGATCTGCAGGGCGACTGCATCGACGAGGGCGGGTTCGTCAAGGCCGCGGCCGACTTCATGGCGGGCCAGCGCGCGGTCGACGAGATGCACGACGGCAAGGCCGCCGGCTACGTCGCGTTCGCGATGCCGATGACGCCCGAGATCGCCAAGGCGTTCGGCGTCGAGACCAAGACGATCGGCCTCATGGTCGCGCTCAAGCCCAGCCCCGCGGCGCTGGCCAAGTTCCGGTCGGGTGAATACACCGGCGTCTCGATCGCGGGCAGCGGCACGCGCGAGGTCGTTAAGGCTGCAGCGGCTACCGCCGCGCGCCGCGTCCAGAAGCTTACCGTCCTGACGTCGGTCGTCGAGGGCCACCAGCACTCGATCGATCTGGACGAGCCGGCGAGCTGCTACCGCGATCGGCTGTCGACCAGCTACCAGACCGCCGAGGGAGCCACCGAAGGCCATTGCCACGCGTGGGTCTACGACGCCACGACGGGCGCAGTCACGATCGCGCTCGACTCGGGCCACGATCACGCGGTCGCCGAGGTCGTGCCGGCCGAGGTTCTGGCCGCCGCGCTCGTCGAACAGGCCGAGCCGCCGACCTGCGCGCCGGCCAGCGAGCCGGCCGTCGACGGCCCCACGATTTCCGTCGTCGTCGCGCGTGCGCCCGCGGGTGTTTCGACCCGTCCTGGCGTGGCCCCTACCGTCGTTCCCAAGGAGACGCCCACCGTGCCCACCCCCGAAGAGATCAAGATCGCCGAGCTCACCAAGACGGTGGCGCGGCTCGAGCAGCTGGCCACGCTGAGCGATGCCCAGCGCGCGCACCACGCGCAGCTCCGCGGCGGCGACGCCGAGGCATTCCTGGCCAAGAGCCAACTCGAGCGCGAGAGCGTGCTCAAGGCGATCGCCGACGCCGATCAGCCGCTCTACAAGACGGCGAGCGGGATCGAGATCCGCAAGTCCGACGGCCCGGTCGCGCTCGAGCTCGCCAAGCAAGCCGACCTCGCGGCCAAGCAACAGGCTGTGACGACCGAGCTCCTGGCCAAGGCGCAGGCCGCGACCGAGACCGCCGCGATCGAGAAGCGGGCCGCCGCCGACCTGTCGCACTTCATCAAGGCGATGCCGGTACACGTCGCGATCGTCCGCGCGATCGACGGCATCGCCGACGAGACGGTTCGCAAGGAGGCGCACGAGGCGCTCAAGGCCGCCAACGCCGCGATGCTGTCGCTGACCAAGGCGCACGGCGTGAACCCCGGCACCGCGCCGGCGCCGGACTCGCCGAAGGCCGCGTTCGACGCGGGCCTCGTCGTGTTCGCAAAGGCCAAGTTCAAGGTCGAGGCCCCGACGACGAATCAGCTCGCGGCGGCGACTGCTGACTTCCTCAAAACCGCCGAGGGCTCGGACCTCTACGCCGAAGCCTACCCACGCGTACAGGCATAAGGAGTCCCAGTCATGGCAACGTTCAACTCAGAGCGCGACAGTGGCTACGTCGCCGGCGTGAGCCTGGCGGCGAAGCAATTCTGCATCGCGGTCATCAGTGGCAATCGAACGGTGACGTTCGCGGGCACCGCGGGCGCGCTCGGCGTCGGCATCATCGGCAACAAGCCCCTCGCCGGCGAGGCCGTCGAGCTGCTCATCGGCCCCAAGGTCAAGGTCGTGCTGGGCGCGATCATGACCGCGGGCCAGAAGTATTCGACCGATGCCGTTGGCAACGCGATCGTCGCGGTGGCCACGCACAACGTCCTCGGCCAGATCGTCGAGGGCGGCGCCATCGGCGACATCGTCGCTGCCACCTGGGAACCCGGCGCGCTGCTCGCCACGTAAGGAACCGCCATGCCCGATCACATTCATACACGCGTCCAGAAAGCCGCAACCCCGGGCGACCTCGCTCGCAATGCCGTGCTCGAGAGCATCTCGGTCGCGGCGTTTCAAGAGGACGGCGGCGACTTCATCGCGCGCCAGTGGTTCCCGACGATCGGCGAGCCTGACCAGACCTTCTCCTACTACACGATCGACATGGCTTCGATCGGGCAAAACAAGGCGCAGCCGCGTGCGCCGGGAACCAAGGCGGAAGAGGGCGGCTGGAACGCGTCGCTCACGCCCGCCAAGACCCAGCAGTTCGGGTACCGCGAGAAGCTCACCGAGGAGATGATCGCGACCTCGGCGATCGACGCCGAAGCGGTCGCGACTCAGAGCGTGGCCGAGGTCATGGCAATCTCGGACGAGGTTCGGCTCGCGGCGATCGCGTGGAAAACTGGCGTGTGGGGGCGCGACGTCACGGGCGTCGCAAGCGCACCGTCGGGTGTGCAGGCGATCTACTGGAACGCAACCACGGGCATTCCGATCAACAACGTGCTCGCGGAGCACCCGACCGGCAAGCTCGCGTCTCGCCGCAAATTCAACACGCTGATCCTGGGCGCCGAGGTTGTCGCGCCGCTGCTCACCAACGCACAGGTGCTCGCGCGCGTGGTCAACGGCCAGCGGCCGGGCATGTCGGCGATGGCCACGCTCGACGACATCGCAATGTTGTTCAAAGTCGACCGCGTGCTCGTCGCGGGCGCGGTGTACAACACG